GCCTTGAGCTTGAGCCTCAGTTATATCGTCATACGGTGTGAAATCAGCAGCAGAGGCATCATAGGTTAGCCCACAAGTGCCATAAGCTGATGCTGAGTTACCATCGTCATCCTGACCAGTGCAGCGCCAGTGAGCAATGTAAACGCCACCGTCAGCGATTTCGTGTTCCAGTGTTGGAATAGTCCAAGTGTAAGTTACCATTTTATATCTCCTTTAGGCGTTTTCTAAGGCAGTAATACGTGCCTTAATTGACGTGTTTTCTGTCTCTAGTGTTTCAATTTTATCTTGAGCTTCTTGTAGAGCTTTAATTGCTATCCACATCATTTGTTGTTCTTTTACAGCTAGTCTTATTTCATCTTCAGTGTTTTGGAAGTCAGTCACAAGATCAGGATAATTTGATTGAACGTCTTGGGCAATAACGCCAACCTTTTTGACATCGCTATCGCTATCAGAATTATAATGAAACTTTTTCAAATTCCATTGCTTTAGCGCAGCCCATTGTGAACCAAGGGCCTCTATGTTTTTCTTCATCCGTTGATCTGAAAGGTTTACGTTGTTTGACTGGTAGTTATAAATACCACCGTTAACGTTGACATAGAATTTATTGACTGAAGTATCATGCAAAAAGTAGGTGTTTCCACTGCTCATAGTTGAAAACACAAGCCCAGCTGGACGAGCTTCAAATCCAGCAATACCGCCATCTGATACGGTTTTGCCCAAAAGCAAGTTACCGCTGCTGTCGATTACCATTGCAATTACAGCAGTATCATCTCCTGCAACCCCATCTTTTGCAGCGCTGACAGCAAATGTTAGGTTACCAAAGGCGCTGCCTCCATTTCCTATAGACCAGTTTCTTGAACTACTATTAGCATTTGAATCTGTAAGATAGATCTTAGCCATACCCCCATAGGTTGTGGTGTCGCCTTTAATATCTACCATAGCTAACGGAAGCGATTGCCCAATACCAACATTACCGCTGCTGTCGATGCGCATACGTTCTGTCGGGGCTGTATCAGTAGTTACATCTCTGGTTGCAAAAACTAAATCACCTTTTGTTACACCAGTAGCACTTGTTGTATCAAACCCAATTTCAGCAGGAGATTTAACAGTTGACCCATTATTGTATCCAAAACCAATACTATAAATAGAACCATTACCTGCCCAACTATTAGCACCACCTACTTTAATCAAAGGTGTACCAAATGTCGTAGTTACGTTTGCATCAGGGTCTACATGTAAAGTAGCACCAATGTTAGATGATAGACCAATCCCAACATTACCGCTGCTGTCGATGCGCATGGCTTCTGTGGAGGATGTACCAAAAGCCATATGGTTTCCGCTTTGGTTGTAAACAAGAAAACCTGCATACTGCCCAGCTACATCACCTGTTGTATCGCTAAAATAAATAGCACCTTGCGCACTTGCACCTGTTCTTATTGTAAGGCCACCATTAGAACTGTCAGCGATTGTGAGGTTGTCAGCAAAGCCAGTGTAACCTAAGCTACTCGTCCCAATCCCGACATTACCGCTGCTGTCAACTATAACACGTTCTGTGCCGCCTGTAGTGATTGCAATTTCATCCGCAGCGGGGAAATAAATGCCTGTGTTAAGATCGCCCGTAGTTGTCAAAGACGGTAACGCATTAGTGCCGTTGTCCAACGAAATAACATCATCTACGCTTACAACAATATCCGTACCACCCGTCGTGTTGCCGTTAGCAAGAATCTCCGCAAGCGTATCAACCGTGCCAACCTGTGCGTCTACATAGGCTTTGATAGACTGCTGCGTAGCCAGCTTAGTAGCGCTGTCAGACGCCATGTCATCTTCGTCTAAGATCCCAGTAACCGTAGTGCTGCTGGCAATGTTCAGGCTTGTGCTGGCTGTGAGCGCGCCGGTAATGTTCACCCCGCCCGACGCTGTGACCAGCTTCGCGCTATCCGCATACGACAGTGTTCCGGCAGCGGTTTTACCGCCGATCGCGTTGATGATCGTGTCGAGGCTGTCGAAGTCTGTGTTGATCTTCGTTCCCCACGTATCCTCCGACGCGCCTACCTCTGGCTTCGTTAAGCCATATGCCGTTGTTGTCGTATCTGCCATGTCATTCTCCTATGCCGCATCGGCCCAAGTTTCGCTTGAAGCTGATGCCGGTGTCCAATCCGTCGATGTGGGGGATACAGCCGACCAGCTTTCTGGCGTGCTGCCTGCATCTTGCCACGTTTTGCTGTTTTCCGCAACAGGCGTCCACGTCTCAGGCGTGTCAGGTTCAGGCTCCCACTTCTTGCGACCATTTGCGACCACAGACGCCGCGCACACGATGGTCGCGCTGTCACTCTGCACGCGGTTGCATGTGGCGCTGACAGTTGCTACGCAGGCAGCGGTGGCGCTGTCCTGATATACCGCAACGGCGCTTGCCGTTGTGGACGCCTGCACAGCAATCGCAGCAGCGCCATCACGAACCCTCAGACCAGACGCAGCAACAGATGCAGCAGCGGATATGGACGCGGAGCCAATATGCACGCGCTCAGCGGCAGCCGTAACGCTGGCAGACGCTGCAATTGTGGCAGACGCCTCCCTGACGCGCGTGGCAGACGCGGCAACAGATGCAACGGCGGTAATGGTGGCGCTGCCCTCTCGAACGCGATTAGCAGCAGACGCGGTGGTCGTAACCGTCTCGATGATCGACGCCGCGCCGCGAACACGTACAGACGCGGCGGCAGTGGCAGAGGTGACGGCAACAATGGAGGCAGCGCCAATAATAGCGCCGTCCAAGCCGTAGTTGTAGCTGCCGTAGGTGCTTCGCCCGTAGCCGCTGCGATACGTCATTAGTCTAGCGTGATGTCGAGATCGCCCGCAGGAATGCGGAACACGTCGCCCGTGTCAATCGTCTTGCTGGCGGTCAGGTTGGCGTAGGCCAGCAGATTGCCGCCAGATGACGCATCGAAGATCCCCACAGCAACAACGGTGCCATAGCCTGCCGTGGCGACAGGCCACTCTTCAGCGGCGCTATTTGTGGCCGTGTTGCCTGACACGGTGAACGCCGTGGCTTGGCGCGCGTAGCCCCCGCCAGATACCTCTGTGCCGCCGCCAGTATCGTCAGGCGCAACAGTGTATAGCGCGGTGTGCCACTCGGTCGGGCGTGTCGCGCTGTCGGTGGTAAACGACCATGTTAGAACGGTTGTCTCGAAGGTGTTGGTGAAGCTCATCTCAATACGCCTTTATCTTCATGCGGCGACCAGACCCGCCGAATTTCGCTTTATCATTGTCTGCGTTTATACCACCAATCGCGTTCGCATACAAAGATGACCACACTTGCAGGCGCGCATCGTCTTTTAGATACGGCGCAGAATGCGATAGAGCGCCATACAAATACGCGTCGGGGAAGTATTCCAGCAGCCAGTTAGACGTGTTGCTGTCAGACAGCGCGCCGATCTTGGCGTAGTAATATAGCTCCGTCGCATATGTGCCATCGGGAACGGGAAACACCTCAATCTCGCCAGCCGTGATCGCGTAGTAGCGTGGCTCGTATGTTGCGTTGGCCGTGCGCTGCTTGCGCTCCAGCAGCTGAAACTGGCTCATAAGCTCAAGCGGCTGCGTGTTGCCGGAGGTGATATACATCCGTATGACCTCGTAGAAGTCGGCAGGCACGGCGCTGTATTGCGTATCAATGTTGGCGTTGGCGCGCTTCTCCTGACGCCAGTGGCGTATCTGGCGGTTCATGTCTGCCTCGGCCAGCGAAATAAACGTCGGGATGACGCTCGTCAGGTCATCGCGGTCAAGGAAGTCGCCTATGCTGGATTGCAGCTCTGCGTATGTTGTTATGGGCATTAGTCTAACAATCCTTTTTCTCGCTGATCTGGCATCCCTTGAGCTAAAGCGCCTTCAATATCCGCTGATGATACCCCAAGAAGCGCTGCAGCGCCAGCAATCCCATACTTGCGCACGATTTCAACAAGCCTATCGTCAAAAACAACCATGTTTCTATTTCCGATTGCTTCAATGTTTGTATCAAATCCTTTTTCTTGATAATCTTTGGCCAACGCTTCTGCCTCTCTACGGCTGCCTACCTCAATCGGCTCTGTTTCATAAGGCTGGCCTTTGCGTGACAAATTAATTTTGTAGCCCATCCCGCGTGAGCTGGCATCAAGATAGCGGATGCCTTTGATACCTTTATCCAACAAGCCTTGCGAAACCTCAGTGGGTGTGGCTCGATCTTGTCCAATCATATCACCACCAAACAGCTCATTGTCATATGCACGCTTGAGTCTTGCCCCAGCCACCTCCTCGCCGGTTCCAAGGACGCTTTTAACTAAATCACTTTGTTCGTCCAAACGCGCATCGTAATTTACAAAATCATCTGGCGACGCACTAATATCAACTTCGTACATTTGACCGGAGCGCAACTCGCCGCCAGAAGCAATGTGCTGCAAGTCATCTAAAGCGTCTTTGTTTATACCTATAAACGCTTGCTTTTTGCTTCCAGCGCTATCTGGCAAAGCCTCTAATCTTGCCACTTCACCTTTAGTGTATTCAATCGCAGCATCAATGTCGCCATTGTGTCGGTCTAGTATTCTATTGACCGCACCTGATCTCATGCCGGTTAACTTGTCTTTGTAGTGCTTCGCAATTCTTTCGTTTTCTGCAAAATATAAGCCATGTCCATAAGCTTGCGCCCCTTCGCCAGTGCCAATTTTTGTAATATCAAAACGATCAAATTCATGTGGCGTCCCATGATACGCTTTCATAACAGACGGCGCATCTCTTGACGCAGCGCCAGCAGAGCGCGCCTCACCGGATCGCTGAAATATCTCGCCTAGCATGTCGGGATCGAGCTGGATCGCTGAGCGCACCAAGCCGGACGCGTCTGCTGCAAGCTTGCCAGCGTCCTCTGCGATCTGCTGCTGCGCGGGCGAGCCGCCAAGCAGCCCCTCCATAACGCCTTGGATGGGCGTCAGGTATCCGCGTGCAGCCAGAGCGGCAGGCGTCAGTGCAAGCGCCATCTCGACGCCCATATCAACCGCAGCGCGCCTGCGCGCATCCGCAGTCTGGTCGGGATCGAAGACAACGCCGCCTGCTGTCATCGCGTTCATCTGACCCTGCACGGGGTTCATCTCGGCGACCGTCTCTACCGCTGGGCGTAGGTTTGGTGGAACGTAACGCTCTAAGCCAGCGAACAGCTCGTCAAGCGCGGTGCGGCGCTGCTGGCCGTTGCTGAAGAAGTTAAAAAGTTGCTCCATATCAGCAATCCCACGCTTTGCGCGACCAGTAGTTGGCGCTCAGCTTGCTCGACTTGCCCTTGATGCCGCCGGAGCGTGCGCAGTAGGACGATTTGCGCTTGGGCTGATCCTTCTTGATGGACATGGCGGGGTCGCCAAAGTTAACCTTCTTTACCGTGTCGCCCTCAACCGCCAGCACTTCAAACTTCTTCGGCCCACCGCGTCGCGGCTTATTCACCGCCGTGAACCCGTGGCGCTTCTTCGCTGCTGCGATCTTCTCTGACTTGGTGCGCGCCATGCTATTTCTTCTTCGCGGTCTTCGCGGCCTTCTTAAACGCCTTCGCGGTGGGCGCGCCCTTGCTGCCCGCCTTGCGCATCTTCTCGCCAGACCCAGCAGCAATGCGCTTACGCTTTGCGTGGATGTTTGCGTATAAACCCTTAGCCATCTAAGCTCCTTCGCCCCACTGGACGCATTTGTAATCGGTTGCGCGGTACGCAGGAAACATCTGCCGCGCGTATTCCAGCCCGTTCGGTATGGATTGGATGCATTGGCTCTCGCTCTGCATCACAGGGCTGCCAAACGAAAAGCAATTACCCTCGACGCTGCAAAGCAAAAGCAGCGCCGTCCACATCACTTCTTCTTCTTCGCGTATGACACCTTCTTGCCAGACTTCTTGGCGGCGGCCTTGGCTTTCGCCATACCTTTGGGCGTGTACGCGTAGTGCTTCGATCCAACTTTGGGCATCGTAACCTCCGTTATATCTTCCAGCATAATAACATTAAAACGCCAAAAAGAAACCCCGCGCGCGCAATGGGAGGAACGCGGCGGGGCCAAGTTGCGCGAGACAGGGAGGAAACTCGCTTGAGGCATAGATAGCG